GGAGAGTAACAGTCCCAGCGGCTCATTTGATTATTAGATTTAACTAAATCAAAGTAAATATTTGCTTCTAACCACTCAAAGAGGTCGTTTTCTTGCATTAATAACCCTCTTTAGATACGTCAAAACTTGGGCAAGCTTTTGCAGAATATTCGTTATGACCGTGGATAGATAGTACTGGGTATTTTTTACGAAGGTCAGCGATTAAAGAGATTAAAGATTCCTTTTGCTCTTCGGTTCTCGTATCCTTTGGCTTGCTCATAGATTTATTCATACCTCCAACATAACAAACTCCAATACTAAATTTATTTTGACCTAAGCAATGCGCTCCTAAAAGCTCTACGGGTCTTCCAGCTTGTATTTGTCCATCTAACTCGATTACATAGTGGTAACCTATATCGTTCCAGCCTTTATCTAAATGCCATTGGCGTATAGTGTCTATCTTAACATCTCTACCTTCGGGAGTAGCTGAGCAATGTATAATTACTTTGTTAATTGGTCGCATAATCTATATTTAGGGTTATAATAAATAAATAAATAGTGATAGTGTTATACTGATACTCTTTAGAAGGAGCGATGTACTCCCAGCCTAAAGCAAATCTATCGTGCGGAAAGTGAGCGGAGAAAGTTACTGAGTAATCCATTATAGTTCCTTTTTAACGTCTTTAAGTTTTACAATGATAGCTTTTATTTTATCAATAAACGAATAGCCCTTAACTTTTATCCAAGATTCGTCCATACTTTTAACCTCGATAGAGAGTAATACTAAAGCGATAACCTTTGTAGATATAAACTCTACGCTTACTACGCTCTTGGTTAAGCCGTTTATAATAAAGACGTCAGAGGCGTATACAAGCATTACTACTGCTATATAACTAACGAGCTTAGGTATAAGCCCATTACGAAATAATTTGCTCGTAATAGGCTCTCTTAATTTCTTTGCTTTCCACACCCCAAAGCAAGTGTCTATAATAGTAGATAAAGCCACTATTAATATTATGCCCTTTATAGGAGCGAAGAATAATACCAAAGCGGTTAAAAAGCTACTCAGGTAAAGTTTCATTTACTTCTGGAATAACGCAAAGTTCACTATCTGGATTCATCTCACAATAAGACTTGAAATAAGCCGCCTCATAGCCTCCAATTATATGAAGTTGTGTCGTTGGCTTCGGATACACTTCAAATGGCTTAAACGAGGCTAAAGGTGTTCTAACCCATAAGATGTCTACCGCCCACGTTGTAGCAAGGTCTGAGCATACATTAAATCCTTCTTCGTTTAGTTCGTATGCCTTGCATATATGCCCTAACTCAACAACCGCAACATCTTTGTAATTATAAACCTCGTTACCTTCTATATCGGTTGTCTTTGTTTGTATCTTAGTTTGGAATTTAGACCATTCTGCAAGGTCTGTGAACTCGTATTTTGAATATTTTGTCATATTATAAGGTTGTTAAGGTTGCAAGTTGTGCGTTGGTGAGGCGTGTAGGAAATATAATTGCTTGGTTAATGCTAAAATCGCGTAATCCATCACTTAAACGCAACTCATTAAGCGCTGCGGGTGCAACTCCGCTTGATTGCGTTCCTTTTTGTAAACCATTTTGATATACTGCAAAATCACTTCCTTTATATGCTAATGCAATTTTATTTCTTGTTCCTACCGTTGTTGCAGTCAATGCCTGTTCGAAAATAATATTTCCACCACTTCTTACAGTTACTGCAGGTGTGTTGCCGCTATGATAAATAGTGACTCCATTTACTGCATTTGTGCCGTTGTATTGTAATTGAAAATCAACTGGAAACGAAGTAGAAACGTTTAGAGGTTGATAATCCAAAAATAAAACGCCTTCGCTTGCGTTAACAGATGAAGCAATATTTGTTGTACCCGCATCCGCCAATCTTGTCACGCTTGATGCAAGGGTGGGGATGTAGGATGCGGGATAACTTGAGGCTTCCGCTTGTGCGCCCCATACATATACACCTTTGGTTCCCGTGCCGACAAAAGAAGTTGCCCCAGAATTATTTACAAGTGAGAATCCTATTGCTTTGCCTCCGCTTGTTCCATTAGTTGTTGCACTTACTCTATACCATCCGTTCCCAATGCTGTCAATTTTGCCATTTTGAAAATTTCCGCTTGTGCTAATTACTGCAACTGTGGACAAATTAAACAACACATCACCTCCATCACTTAAATTGGTTATTGCAAATCGTGTATATTCTGCGGATTTAACATAAATTGAAAAAGTTGTATCCCCCGAAATAGAAAATGCCTTATAAAGATTGTGTGTATCGTTTGTAGTGCTATCTAAATATTTACTGGCGTTTATTGTGCCATCGGGTGATGTTGTAACATTTGCGGTTATTGTGACATTATATTTACTCCAATCCACATTACTAAAATCCTCCGAGTAGGTTATTAAGTTTGTAGACTGCTTCTCCAAAAGCAATTTACCGCATAAATCCCCAGTGTAGTCTATTCGGGGTACGTTTAAACGGTCTGTGGTTGGGAAGTAAGGTTTGGCGGTTGAGCCTGAGTTTACTTGTGCGCCCCACGCAAGCCAAGTGTTAACCGATGAGCAACTTATAACAACACCAAAAGTTCCAGCAATAGGAGTGAAAGTAAAACTATATCTAACCCATTCCGAAGTAATTGTAAGATTTGTTTGATGAAATGTAACACCATCAAAAAGAGTTAGTCGAATAGTAGGTGTTCCGCTTGTTGCTTTTAAATAACAAGAGTATGTATATGGCACTGCCGATACCGAAATTCCATTTTGAGCAATGCCAGAAAATTGACCGCCAGTCGAAGTAATTTGCGAAGCGGTAGTCGTTCCATCGGGCGCTATTGCTGCATTTTGAATAGACGTACCACTTTGATTAGTGGTCCAATATGTAGATTGAGTTGATAAGTCGCTTGTAGATTTCAACAAATTGACTGGGCTTGTTTCTATCAACCCCTCAGCATTTACCCTTGTTGCGGTGCTTGCTCTTGTGAATGTCAAATCGCCACTTCCATCGGTTGGCTTTAAACTATATATTTTGTCTTCCTTGTATCCCGAAGGGTACATTATAAGGCTGGCGTCGTCGTAAAAACTCATTATATTATTTCATTTAAAAATCTAATAGCGCAAGTGCTATTTTCTACTATACCGCTATCGGCAATAACTCTCTCTCTATACGCAGCAAATATTACGGGTGCTATACTTCCGCCTATTAGTACGTTGCTATATTGATACCCGTATCCGTACATTACGCAAAAATAGCTAATACCGAGCCGCTTGTCATATTAACTCTCTTAATAAAAGAGCCTCCTTTAGGAGCTATAATTACTCCAGCAGAAAGGGTTGCTCCGCTTATGTTACTTTGAGCTATTAGGTCTACGTCTGCAAGGTCTGTAAGGTTAGCGAATACCGCAGCTTCGTTTACTACTAAGTAAGCTACTTGTTGAGCAGCCGTAAAAGTAACGTCTCCGCTTACGTAATATTGTCCGTTTCTACTGATTTGAAGTTCTTGAGTGGTCATTTTATATATATATTTTTAAAGTTATTATCGTGCTAATTAGAAATCAGGTATTGTATGTTTTCTATCAAACAAGCCTCGTTCTCTATTCGTTTTTTGTAGGCGTTTAAAATTGGTATCCAAGGTTCTACGGGTAGCTGGCATCTCGCGTAAGAATACGAAGTACTTAAAGACATATTAATCGCAGCTCCAGCGTATAAGCTATCAAACCTTTCAGCGAAAGGCTGTATAGACCAAGTCTTATTAAGTACTAAGTTTAGGTCTTTATCTGCCCAGTCCGCTTTATTATAGTTCTCAAATATTGCCATAATATCTAAGGCTATTAAGCTACACTCGTTTTGAACACTCACCTCGTTAGTAGCAGTATTAAGCTCAGTTACGTTATCGCAGATAAAAAGGTCTAAGGAGTAGTCTATACCATTAAAGCCGTTAGGGGCTATACTTACTACGTCATAAATTAGATAAACTCCCGTAACATCCTTAGTCAAATCTACGTCCCAAATATTACCTTTTAAAATAGTATTTATTTGAGGATGCTCGGAAGCTATGCCTTGCATAATACTAAAGATATTTTTTATAGTTAGAGTTTTCATAGGATAAACTGAGAACGCCATTGAGTGTCCATCTCGGGTCTTACTACATCGTCTCCAGTTGGCGGAGTCTTATATAAAGGGTAAGAGTCCTCGTTAGCTTTTAGGTATAATTTTAGTTTACGTCTGTAGAAGTCTGCGTTATCCTTAAATATATTCTTTGCAGTTACAAGCTCTTGCTGAGATAAAGTACTAAAGTTATCGCCTGAGTGCGTTCCCGCTCCCTTGTTGGTTAGCTTATACGTCCCTATTCTTGTGTATTTATGGCATACCTCCCATTTTAAAGCATCTCTTAAATATTCTTTTATCAATATCTCGTTTAGAGCTGATACGGTGTTATTACGAATTTGAGTTTGTACCTCATCAAATAAAGCACTACCCAAAATAGGTCTTACAAAAGTGTTTTGTATGCTATCTATTAGCGGCTTTAAGTATCCGTCGTCAACGTTGTAGTTTAAAACGGTATTCTCTTTTACAAAAGCTGGGCTTACTATTAATATCATTTTTTTCTTACTATTACTTGCTTCCAGATGTGACGGCAATAAGGTATACTCGTTTCTGTCTCAGGCTTACGATACCAGCCTCCTCGAGCTAACCAAACGTCGGTAACGTCTGTTATACTACTTGACTTCATATCGTTGCGTAAAAGCT